TACTATATTCTGCTTCAATAATTGGAGATATTTCTATATGCGGTAAATTAGTATATACTACTGTTTCATTACTACTTGTAGTTAGATTCTTATATGTTACCTGATAACTATCTATACTATTATCTGGACTTTCCCATGAAATAGATAATATATTACTCAATACTTGTGGAGATATTAAATACATATGCTCAGTTACAGTAATATTCTCTACTGGTTCAGGGATTAACGATACTTTACTTATTTTCTTTGATTGTAATCTATGATTATATTCTATATTATTAAATTTTTCTGCATTGTAGCTTAAAGCGGTAATTTCCATAATACCTTTTGAAGGTTCTGATATAGATACTACTCTCCAAGATTGTAGGGCTAAATCACTTACGGATACTACCCATACTGAACCTATTGGTATATTAAAAGATGCGGCTGTATTTGCTATTAAAATTGATTGTTCTTTATTATTTAATATGTTAGATAGAGGCAAAGTAATAATAGTACCATCATCTTTAGTAAATAGTGCAGTATAAGTTTTACCTGATTTAAAAGTTATTGGACTATCTATAGTTACTAATATATTAGTACCTATATTATAAGTTACTTCTGATACTCTACCACCTAATCTAATTCCAGATCTAAAAGGATCTTGAGTTTGTATTACATCACCTGGTTGTGATAATAAACCATCTAGACCAGTTTTGAATGATACTGTTTCAGTTTCATATTGTTCTGTATATAATAACCATTTACCTAATCTATGTGCTTGTCCTTGAGAGGTACAACCCATAGCAGATACTTCTGTTTGTATAATACCATTTTGTAATATTGAAGCCTCATCTTGTACATATTCAATCTCAATAGCATAACCATTTTTAGGATTATTCCAAGAAACTAATACTACATTATGACGAGTTTTAGCAGATGTACCAGTATATGTAAATGTTCCGTCTATAACATTAGCAGCAGTATATACAGCATCTACAGATTTAGGTGCATCTTGAGATGCAGTAACTAATCCAGTAGACCAAAAAACCATTCCTCTAAATATAGATGCAAGATTAGATACTACTTTATATGCATCTTCTCTAGTTTGTAAATATAAATTACAAGTAAATCTAGGTTCTACATCATCAATAATAATATTAATTGATGAACCTGCTGGTACTGTTTGAGATTTACTAATAGTATATGTACCAAGTGCTCCTGTACCTGTTAAACGGGCAGTAATAATGGCTTCTTCTATACCAAAACCAGTAACTATAGTACCTACACCTATACTATTTAAAGTACCGGCATTAGTTATAGTTAAAGTAGTTCCAGATATAGAACCCTTTACTACACCAGATAAACCTAATCCAGTAGGTACTAAACCATCACAGTATTGTCCAATTGAATATAGTGTCCATTTGTCTACTAAAGCACCTGTGACTATATCACCTAAACCGTACCTTGTATTAGTAATTAGATCATAAAAAACCCAGGCAGGATTATCTGTCCAAGATAATACAAATGTACCATCCCAGAATCCAGTATAGGCTCTAGTAAGAGGATTATAGTTAGAAGGAACTTTACATTTAATCCCATATATTTCATATGATCTAGAAGGTATACTTGAGAATTGTTCGGCATCTATAGCGCAGTACATCATGGCGCTATTAGGGTAGTTTAACTTAGCTTTTATTACCTCGGTATAAGTACTCCACCAAAGTTCATTAGATATACTAGCCTTTGTAGATTCTTCTTCAACTCTAATTACTTGTACTTGCCAAGGACCTACACCATTTAGTGGTATAGTATATCCTCTTTGATATTTAGCTAGAGTTTTACCCTCTATTACTCCTAGAGTATCATAAGTAACTGTATAGGAGTTACTAGTAAAGCCCATAAGTCCGGCTGTTATACCAATAAACTCACATTTATATTCGTATAATCCTAAAGTATGATCTACCGCTATTGTTTTGCTCATATAAACTGCAACTGTTTCAGTTTGGTTGAACATACCATTGGAAACTACTCTTGTTTCACTCTTACCCTTAAATGTAGTTGTAGCATGTAATATCCAAGGACTAGTACCAACTTGACGCTTATATATACCTATAGATACATTTTGTTCTTTATTACTACTAGTTCTCCAATTAAGTACTAAAGAAGTAGCTATGGCTTCTTCTGTTTCCGTATATATTGAGTAACCTTTTAATGCTGCCTTAGGTTTTGCTGGATTGGCATAGCTTGCCATACCTATAGAATAAGTATTAACAGAACTAGGTGGATCTGCATATAGTATAGAGCTACTACCAGAAGTACTTGTGTAAGTACCTGCTGAACGTATTGTAACTTCTGTACCAGATAGTGCACCATTATTTTTAGTATTGTATTGTAACCCTACTCTTTTATATATTGCACCAGGTGTACTATCTTTTACATTAACTACAAACGATACGCTACTTCCATGTAAATCACCAGTAGTTGTATCTTGATTTGTAAGTTGAGGTACTTCCATAGTAATATAGCACTCATCTGCATCTAAATTAGTTACGGAACGTACTATACCTATAGCTCTAGACATAAATACATTTGAGGCATTTAATGCAGCTGGCGTATCTAATAAAACTGTAAATGAGTTATCTGTTTTTGATTCTATTGAATATACTGATAGTGGGAAAAAGTCCCCAGATACTGTGTATATACGACCCTTTTTACCTTTAGTGTAGGTAACTCCTTCTTCTTCCTTAGTCCATACATATATAGACTCACCAACAGAATATCCATGATTAGTCTTATTTATAACTTTTCTACAACCAGAAGTAGAGGCTGTATGTGAACCTATTTTAATATTATTAGTAAGACTTGCATTAACATAAACTATTCCAGCAACATATGTTGCACTAGGTACTGTAATTGTATATGTATCTGTTGTTACTGATGATATTGTATAAGTATTTTCTGGTAGAGTACCGGTTTTAGAGCATATATATAAACTTTGTCCAGCTAAATATCCATGATTAGCTAAAGTTAATGTTAAACTTGTGGTTGCTGTTGTAGCTTTTGGATAAGTAGACTCTAATAACTTAGGGCGGTCTACTTTAGTAGATACATTAATAGTATTTTCTACAGAGTTTAAATCTGCAATAATTGGTTGGTTTTGTGTACCATTACGTGATTCTATATAACTATCTTTAAAGTTATATGTACCATCTGCATTTTGTAGTGGTACTTCATTAATAAATATAGATTGATCATCCGCAACTAATCCCCCAATTTCACCTTCGGAAATTAGGTCTAATACTCTAGCAAATTGTTTTGAACGTAATGTATTGGGGTCCTCTACTGCTGGGCGAGAAGCACCACCACCTTTACCTCCACCACCATTATGTACACGAATTCCGTCTACTATATATGTATGGTCTGGAGTTACTGATAGGTTATATACATCTTCAATACCAGCCTCTTGTGAGGATAGCATTGGTCTTAATGTTCCATCAACATCAACTAAGCAGTCATGGGTAGATAAATTACCTATTTCTGAGAATGAGTTAAGTTGGTTTAAAACCCAGTGGTTAGCAGTAGCATAAATCTCTCCGCCCCAATAGGTATATTTTGATACTTCATTATTTTTATGGAAGAATATTTCTTCTACTATAGAGGTAGCTAATCTACCTGTATCATTATAGGAGATTACTTCATCACCTACAACTATTTCAGATATATTTTTATACCCTGAAGTTGTTAGAACTTTAGCATACTGTGGAAAACATCCACCACTACCTATAATTTCTTTTTGTGCCATTATATTGGAATCTCTCTTGAAGTAAGTCCTGCTGAAATAACTTGTGAACCTACGCGTACTTTACCATAACATAAGGAAACCGGGTTACCAGAACCTGTTGTATTTACTGGGCCATTGAATACATATGACGGAGTATTTTCTGGTTTTTCTATTGATGCACCTTTATTTTTTGGTGGTGCAAATAATATTTCAGATATACCACTTAAAACCATTGAAGCACCCATTGAAAACCATGTAGAAGACATTTCTGGTGCATATATCATCAAAGCAATACCAACTACTACTTTAAAAAATCCACCACTACCTACGGTAACGGGCACTATTTTTATAGTATCTACGGCTGTAATAGA